ACTAATAGAACTGCGATTTATGTAGAAGGTGGAGGAGGAAACGCAAGTAGCTATGGTCTACAGGTAGGTACATATTTTGCAGTAAGAGATGATGGTAGAGTAGGTATTGGAACAACAAGCCCAAGCAATACTCTTCAAGTAGTAGGAGGTGTTACAGCAACATCATTCACAGGAAGTTTATTAGGAAGTGCAACTTCTGCAACAACAGCAACAACAGCAACAAATGCTACAAACATAGCAATATCTGCAGATGCAACTAATATTAGTAGGTATTTAACATTTGTAGGAAGTACAACTGGAAACAATGGAGCCTTAGTAAACGCTGACCTTTTATATAATCCATCAATAGACTTGTTATCAATTAATAACATGTGGGTATGGAAAGGAAACAGCAACACAGCAAACTCTGATAACGTGTTTATTGGTTCTGGTTCTGGAGCAAACTTAAGTGCTTGGTCATCAGGTGTAGCTGACAGAAATACAGGATTAGGTCACTTTACCGGTAATGCTTTAACAACAGGTAGAGCAAACATGATGTTTGGATTTGGTGCTGGGCAATTACTTACAACTGGTAACTTTAACGTATTTATTGGCCAACAAGCAGGTGTATTATCTACAACAAACACAGGTAACTGTGCTTTAGGTTCATTATCATATTATGCTTTTCAAAATGCAAGCTCAAATTATAACACAGCTATAGGTTATTTAGCTTTAAGAGGTACTATAGCAAGTTCAGGTTCAAATACAGCAGCATATAATGTAGCTATAGGTAATGAGGCGGGAATAACAACAACTTCAGGCAATTACAATACTATAGTAGGCTCGTATGCTGGAGGCTTAATTACAACTGGAGGAGGTAATACTTTAATAGGTTCAGGTTCTGGAGCTTCAATAACAACAGGAAACCGCAACACACTTATAGGTAAGTATGCAGGAACAAGTACTCTAACAACTACTGTAGCTTTATCAGATGGGTTGGGAAATATTCAATTTTGGGCAACAGGTAGTAGAGTTTCTTTATCTGGATCTTTAGCTGTAGGAGCTGTAGGTGTAAGTAGTACGGTAGGTAGAATTGATGCCTCAAACGATATAGTAGCTTACTCAACTTCAGACATCCACTTAAAAGAAAATATACATCCTATAGAGAACGCTTTACATAAAGTAAGTTTAATCTCTGGTAATACATTCGATTGGAAGTCAGATCCTGAATTAACAATACTACATGGGTTTGAAGGAAGGGATGTTGGAGTAATAGCTCAAGAGATTGAATCCATACTACCTGAAGTCGTCACTACTAGAGATAGTGGATACAAAGCCGTCAAGTATGAAAAGCTAGTACCACTACTAATTGAAGCTATTAAAGAATTAACTGATAAAGTAAACAAACTAGAGAACAAGTAACTATGACATTACCATTATCAGGTCCCATATCAATGAGTATGATAAATACTGAATTTGGTAGAGCATCAACAAGTTTAATTTCAACTAATGGTGCATATGCTGGAACATATGGAGCTATTAATCGGAATACAGATGCTGGGAGTGCTATCTACAATAAGTATGCCAACGCAGATTTTCCATACTTCATGTCAGATTGGTATGGGTATCAGCATGTTGGAGCAGGAACATATGTAGATTATACAATTCAAAATTTTACACCTGTTCAAATGCAAGTCTTTATATGGTATGTTAACCCACAAGCTCTAGTTACAGGATTTGTAGACCCAAATGACTCAATAACAGGTGCTGGACAAGTTGTTTCAACAAATGGACTTTTGCAAATATCTTATATTACTGATAACCCTACAAATCCATCATATCCAGCACCAGTAACTGTTACCGTTACAGACCCAAATACAGGGGCTACTTTATATTCTAATAGCAGCTTAACCGTTCCAATAGGTACTACAAGTCTTGCAACTATATCATCAATACAAAGATTTACTTTAGTCATTACAATTACAGAACCTTAATCATTTTACTTTTTTACATATTTATATTAAAATAACAATTATGGCAATAGAAATCAAAAACTTCAGCCCAGTATGGGAATTCGTTCAACCAAATTTTGGTCCAATGATGGGAAATCCAATCCCACAGTATTATGATGGAGCTTATATGTTCCTACAATGTTCAATCAACAATGGTACATCTATCAGTGTAAGTGCAAACTTATGGGATAAGAAACCAGAGTGGACTCCAGGTGAATCAGGTTCAACTGATTACAATGGTGCTAGAACAATCACTAACTTAAACTTCGGTACTGTAGATACAGATGTTGAAGGTAATGTATTATTAGCTGCACATAACTATGTAGTATCATCATCTTTAACTAACAATCCAGGTGTTGAGTTTAACATTATTGATCTTTCATAATTTGTAATCTAATTTGGCGTTTTGTAGAAGATTTTATATATTTATATACAAGAAACTTAAAACCCCATTAAAACATTATGTCAACATTTTTAATCTTTGTAGTAATTACATTATTAGTAGCTATCGGTATCGGATTCGTTATCGTAGGTAAAGAAAACACACCTAAAGGTGAAGTAAAACCAAACTCATTGTTCCCAATTGAGGATCACCCAGCGTTTGAAGATGCTCCAGTAGCAGTAGAAAAACCAGTGGTAGTAACACCTAAACCTAAAAAAAAGTATTACAACAACAACAACAAAAAAACAAATAAAAAATAATTATGTCTAGCATTAAATTAAAGTTACACGAATACTATTCATTAGATAGTGAAATTAATGGATTAAAAAATCCACAAACCGGTGAAGTGATTACTGAAGGCTTATTAGCTGAAAAATTAGGTTTGGTTACTAAATATTGGTTAACTGATCTATCTAAGAAAGTAGCTGAAGAAAAAACATCAATCGAAACCATGAAGACTGATTTAATCAAGAAACATGGCACTGAGGATGAAGATAAAAATATCTCAATTCCAATGTGGATCGATGAAGAAAAAGATGAGGATGGAAACATCACCTCAGCTAAACCAAATCCAACATTTATTAAATTCCAAGAAGAATTCAATGCGTTGTTGCAAGAGGAAAAAGAATTAGAATACCATGAATTCAAATTAGATGATTTCAAATCAGTAGAAACATCTGAAAACTACACTGTATTCTATAAGTTGATTCAAGTTGACTAATGAAACTGTTAGAAATAGCAGAAGCATGGATAATCGCTGAAAACCCAAACCCTACTCAAAAGGCAATAGCCGAATATAGGGTTTCGGTTTGCGACCAATGTCCACATAAAACATTCAATAAAGTATTTGATTCGTTCCTATGTGGTATATGCCACTGCCCATTAAGTAAAAAAGTATTTAGCTCGTTAGAAGGACCTAAAGCATGTCCTGAAGCGCGCTGGGAAAAATAAAAAATAAAGATTATGTCAGAAGTACAAACATTAAACACAGAAGAATTAGATTCTATCAAAAACCTACAGAAAAAATATAATACAGTTATATTTGAATTAGGTAGCATTGAAGCGCAATTAACAGCTATCTACAAACAAACGCAAGAATTAGAGGCGGAAAAGAAAAACGTTATCGTTGATCTAGAGAAGATAGGTGAAACTGAAAAAGAAGTAATTGATGCGCTTCAAGTTAAATATGGTGCAGGAAATATAAATATCGAAACAGGCGAGATTACCCCATTCTAATACTGTTTCTGCGTTTTATATAATTCTGTGAATATTTATTACTAGATTAATCCTATTAGTAAAATCATAAAATAACTACATAAAATGGCAGAACAAATCATCTCTCCTGGAGTATTCCAGATAGAAACAGACCAAAGTATCTACACGCAACAGCCTCAAGAAATGGGTGCTGCTATCGTAGGTCCTACAGTATCAGGTCGTCCTTTAGTTCCAACGTATGTTACTACTTATTCGCAATTCCAATCACTTTTCGGTGAGCAATTCAAAAGTGGTAGCTATTATTACGAATATTTCACATCACAAGCTGCTAAAGAATACTTTAGCAATGGTGGAAAAACATTATTAGTAACTAGAATCATTAGTGGTTCAGCTGGTATTAGTACGTATGCGACTTCAAACGTTCCTGCACTTTCAGGTACAGGATCATCATTCCAATTAGAAACATTATCTTGGGGTGCACAAATGAACAACACATCTAGTATGTCAAGTGGTTCATTAGACAGTGGCTCTATGTTTAACGTTCGTTGGGAAGTAACAGCAGTAAATTCAGGAAGCGGTACATTCACATTGACAGTTCGTCGTGGTGATGATAATAACAACACTAAGAATATCTTAGAAACATGGGCTAACATGAGTTTAGATCCACAACAATCTAACTATATTGCTCGTGTTATTGGTGATTTAAAACCAGTATATGTTGCCGCAACAGGCACAAGCGCAGCTTATGTTAATTTTACTGGATCATATTCAAATAAATCACAATATGTTCGTGTAGCAGCAGTAACAACTCCTCAAGTAGATTCAATCGATAACAACGGAGCATATAAAGCAACTCAATACAGCGGTAGTTTACCAACAGTAGGAAGTGGTTCATATGGTGGTTCATTTAGTGGTGGTGTAGTAGATACAACAGCAGTTAAACAAATGAATGAAAACATTGGCACAGGTGCTGGTTACATAACTGGTTCTACAGGTAACATTCAAGGATTTGGAACAGCAGATTACGCATTAGCATTCAATTTATTAACAAATAAAGACGAATACCAATTTAACGTATTATTAGCTCCAGGTGCTGGTTTAGATAGTGCTGCAGCAGCTACAATGATTTCTACAGCAGAAGGTAGAGGCGATGCAATCGCAATTACAGATGCAGGTGTATATGGTACAGCAATTGCAACAGCAGCTCAAAACGCAGCTGGACAGTCAAGTAACTACGCTGCTACTTATTATCCTTGGGTTCAATTATACTCAACTACATTAGGTAAAACATTATGGTGCCCACCATCAACAGTAATCGGTGGTGTATTAGCATTTAATGATAATGCTGGTGCTGAATGGTTTGCTCCTGCTGGTTTAAACAGAGGTGGTATTCCAAACGTACTATTAGCAGAACGTAAATTACAACAAACAGATCGCGATACATTATATAGTGCAAATGTTAACCCATTAGCAACATTCCCAGGAACTGGAGTATGTGTTTGGGGTCAGAAAACATTACAACGCAAACCAACATCTTTAGACAGAATCAACGTTCGTCGTTTATTAATTGCTTTAAAAGATTTCGTTGGAAGTGTATCTCGTACATTAGTATTCGAACAAAATACAACAGTAACAAGAAATAGATTTTTATCTCAAGTTAATCCATACTTAGAGTCAGTAGTACAACGTCAAGGTTTATACGCTTACAAAGTAGTAATGGATGATTCAAATAACACACCAGATGTTATTGATAGAAACCAATTAGTAGGTCAAATTTATATCCAACCTACAAAAACGGCTGAATTTATTATATTAAACTTTAACTTACAACCAACTGGAGCAACGTTTCCAGGATAATAAATAGAATCATGTAGGGGAGCGCAAGGCTTCTCTACATTTTTTTAAAATAATTAATATTTATTACTAAATATAATAATAACACTAACATGCCAGTATTAAACCCTAACGAAATAATGTTCACGAGTTTTGAACCACAAGTTCAGAATCGTTTTTTAATGTATATAGATGGTATCCCTGCATATTTAATTAAGAAAGCTAGTGCTCCTTCATTAGATGCTGGTGAAATCATATTAGATCATATCAACGTTTACCGCAAAATTAAAGGTAAAGTAAGATGGGGTGATATGACATTAGAATTATATAATCCAATCACACCTTCAGGTGCACAATCAGTAATGGAATGGGTACGTTTATCACATGAGTCTGTAACAGGACGTGATGGTTACTCAGATTTCTACAAGAAAGACTTAACATTAGATATTTTAGGTCCAGTAGGAGACGTTATTAGTGAGTGGGTAGTTAAAGGAGCATTTGTAAAATCTGCTAGCTTTGGCGATTACGATTGGAGTTCAGATGCAGCTGTGTCATTATCAGTGACAATTGCTATGGACTATTGCGTATTGAATTTCTAAGAAATTACTTCTCCCGAAGTATACATCCAAAAATTGGTTTGGCTTTTGCCAAACCTTTTTTTATCTTAATATTTATTGCAAACAAATAAAGTTATAAATGGAAAATACCGTTACAAAACCAAAATTCCCTACTGAACAAGTAGATCTACCATCAAAGGGATTATTATATCCTAAAGACAATCCATTATCTAATGGTGTTATTGAAATGAAATATATGACTGCGCGTGAAGAAGATATCCTCACAAACACCAACTATATTCGTCAAGGTACCGTTATTGATAAATTATTACAATCATTAATTGTAACACCAATTAACTATGATGATTTATTGACTGGTGATAAAAACGCAATATTAGTTGCCGCTAGAGTATTAGGCTATGGTAAAGATTATGAATTTGCATACATCAACAGCCAAAATCAAGAGGTAAATGCGATTGTAGACTTATCATTGCTAAGTGATAAAGAAGTAGATACCGCGTTGTTTACAGCAGGTATCAACGAATTTTCGTTCAATTTACCGCATTCGGACAACCAAATCTCATTTAAACTATTAACACACGGTGATGAGAAGAAAATTGAAGCTGAAATCAAAGGATTACAGAAAATTAATCCAAATTCATCATACGACGTAACAACTCGTTTAAAATTTATGTTGTTATCAGTTAATGGTAATCGTGATCAAAAAACAATACGTGATTTCGTAGACAACTACTTAATCGCTAAAGACGCTAGAGCATTACGTGAATACTATACACAAATATCGCCAGATATTAGTATGAAATTCACACCAGAAGATGATAGCTATACAGGGGAGGGTATAGACATTCCCGTTTCCCTTAACTTTTTTTGGCCTGACTCCAAACTATAGATCAATATTTTTTGGCCAAATACATGAAATTGTATTTCATGGTAATGGCGGATATGATTGGAATACTGTTTATGAAATGCCAATATGGTTGCGTAGGTACACATTTGAGAAATTAAAAGAGTACTACGATAAACAACAGCAAGAGCAGGAAAAACAAAGTAACATGATGACCAATAAAAGTAATAAAGACATAGCTAAACCTAACATATCACAACCTACTTATACAGCGAAGGTCCCTAAAAAATAGGGACTTTCGATATTTATACACATAATATTATATTATGGCTGACGACAAAGAAAAAGCGGTAAAGCAATTAAATAACGAATTAGATCAATTAAATCTTAAATTAGATAGTATATCTGCTAATTTAAGCGAGGGGCTAACAAACAGGTTATCAAAGGCTAATACTCAAGTTCAAAATTTAGTTAGTAATTTTGAAAAAGGAGATAACCTAGCTAAAACAATTTCAGATACAGCAGCTGAAATAGCTAAAAATACAGAAAAAAGTAATGCCTTGTCATTTTCTAGAAATAGATTAGAAATTCTTTTATCTGATGCTATAAAAAATAACAACACCTCTCTTGCAATAAGACTTAAACAAGCATCAGAACAAAGACGATTAAGTGCTGAATACTTAGATAATACTAATCAAGTACTTAGAAAAATACAAGCTTTAGCAGAAGAAGAAGTTCGAATAACAGCTGAAAAGAAAAAACAAAATAGTATAGCTGGGGCTAGTCGAAAAATATTTGATGAATTTGTTAAACCATACAAAGAACTAGCTAGTGTTGAAGGTATATTAAAATTAATTATTACTTCAGCATTAACCTTTAATAAAATATCAACTGATATTGGTAAAAATTTAGGTTATGGTAGTGACAATGCTAATAGAGTAGCATATAATTTAGCACAAGCTGCTGAAGATTCTAGCAATTTAAACTTTACGCTTAAAAATGCAGCTGAAGCAATGAATCAGCTGAATGAATCTACTGGCCTTGTAGCTGAATACTCAGCAACTGCTTTAGAAACCCAAATAATGTTAACTAAACAATTTGGTTTAACAGGTGAGGAAGCAGCAGGAATATACAGACTATCAGTACTAAACGAACAGTCATCAGCTGAGATAAATAAAAGTATGGTTAGTGCGTTTGTAGCAGCACGTAATCAATTAGGAGTAGGTATTCCATTTAAAGCTACAATGGCTGAAGCTGCTAAAATATCAGGACAATTAGCTGCTAATTTAAAAAATAACCCACAACTATTAGTTCAAGCCGTAGCACAAGCGAAAGCATTAGGTACTACACTTGAACAAACTAAATCTCAAGGTGAAGCATTATTAAATTTTGAATCATCAATTGAGAATGAATTAAAAGCAGAATTATTGACTGGTAGAGCAATGAATCTTGAACGCGCTAGAGCAGCAGCTTTAATGGGTGATCAAGTTACAGTTGCCAAAGAATTAGCTAATCAAGGCATGACGTTGGAGAAATTCCAAAACATGAACGTATTAGCTCAACAAGCATTTTCTGCTGCTATTGGATTAAGTTCAGATCAGTTAGCTAACCAATTAAGACAACAAAAATTAGCAATCGAAAGTGGCAAATCATTAGCTCAAATAACAGAAGAAGAAGCAATGGAAGCTGAAAAGCGCCAAAGCATACAAGATAAATTTAATGCCTCTATAGATAAATTAAAAGATTTATTTGGAAATTTATTAGCAGGACCTATAGGAGAGTTGTTAGATATAATGACTAGCATTTTAAGTAAAACATGGTTATTAAATGGTTTAGTAGGAGGAGTATTATTCTATAATATGGCTAAGCTTTATAAAATGGCTAGATTGCTAAAAATGGAAGAAATAGGAGTAGCTATTGGTAAAGCATGGGCAGCTGCATTTTCAGGCCCCGCTTCAATAGCATCTGGAGGATTATTAGGGCTAGCTGTTGGTGCTGGATTAACAGCCGCTATAATGTCTTCTGTTGGTAGTAGCTCATCTATGAATGATGGAGTTATGGGACCTAATGGAAAAATACTATATTCTAAACAAGAAGGAGCTATTAAATTAAACGAAAACGATACTGTAGTAGCAGGTACTGATTTATTTAACAGTACAATAAAACCTAATACATCAAATAATACTGATAGCTCAGGTATGATAGCCGCTATTAATAACTTAAACCAAACATTAACCCAAAAGAATTTCAATCCAGTTGTTAGAACTACAATCGGTGGTTCCGAGGTAGCCATAACATCCGTTCAAAATTCTTTTAATATGGCTTAATATTTTAATATTTATACCAAACAAATAACAATAAAACTATGTCATTAATCGATAAAATAAAACTAAGCACATTAAGTCTAGAAGGTAACGGATTTTTAGTTAACCGTGGCACACCAGCATGGGGTTATACTAATAAATTAATCAATGATTTAACACCAGCATTAAGTAGATTACATTTGACTTATTCAGTAGATGGTAACCCATTTATGAGAATAAAAGATTTTAATACTAAAGCATTAGGTGGATCAAATCCTGTAAAAAAGCCATCACAATTAGATGAATTAGATCCGGATGCACCAACAAACACTCAAATTGGAGCTCAAGTAGGACCTGGCGGACCAGTAGTATCACAAATCTACAAATCACCTCTTAACCAACAATACAAGTCAAAAGGCCCAAAAGACGGACGTTACTAATACTAAATAAATGAGTCTAAGAGATCTACAAACAAATCTAAAATCACTTAGATATGGAAACGATTTACAAGGTGGAGGAGACAGTGGTTTACCTTATATAACTACTGATGTTGATACCCAACTAACAAATATTGCTTCTATAGATTTAAGAGGTCCGGTAAAAGACTTGCTTAAATCAGCTGGTATTGACATACCTAGTATTGCAAATATCACCACTAATAATATATTAAATAAAGATAGTGGATTTATTAGAGGAGGCACAGTAGGAGCAGCTAAAACTGGTCTTATTGATGTTATTCGTATTGGTAAATTCTTAGTAAACAATCCACTATGGATTGCTAAACAAGTAGGATTACAATTATCTAATCCAAAATTAGAATCACCTAGAGGCACATTAGCATTAGTTACTTTAGGTAACACACTATCTGCTACTACAGGTGGTATCATCCAGCCATCTCGTATTTACAATTTAGGAATAAATACATTAGCTCAAGTACCATCTAATGCTGTAGGAGTTCACTTCTATAGACATGGTTTAGGTCCTGTAATGGATGATCAATCCAAATATGAAGCTATTGTAAGAAACAATAATGAAAGTACATTATTTGGGTTTGGTAAAAGTAATAATCGATTATTAAGATTAAAAGATAAATTAAATATAGATGAGGGTGCAAAACCATTAATTAGAGGTGGAATAGCAAGTGGCATTTTAAATATCCTCTCTCAAATACCAGCATTATCTGGTATTAAAAAAATCTTAAGTAATAATAAACCAATAGACGAATACTTAACAGGTCCTGGATCTTTTTATGGTATTGGTAGTACATTAATAAGACGATTTGAAGTCACTACTAATCCTGAAGTTGTTGAAGAATTTAAAAGTATAGCAAAAGCAACATCATTAGTTAATACTAGAGTAAGTGTTGATAGAGGTATCCCTAGAATAGGGGGATTTTATGGTGTAACTAATTATTTAAGATTCCAAGATACACTTGAAGACAAAGATAACACAGCTTTAAGTAACAATGGTACCAATGTTTTTGACGATAGTACTAATAATGCTATTAGTGCTATAAGTATTATTACTAATTCTAATATACCTTCACTTAAACCATATGCTAATATAGCAAATAAAATAAAAACTAACATAGAACAAAGCATACCATTTTCAGATTCAACAGTATACACAGCACAAACACCAGCTAATTCACCTTTTTCTAAGGCTAGAAAAACATTTAAAACTATTGATTTTGAAAATACAAACATATTAGATAGAGATCCATATAAGAAAACTAGATATTATGGTGATAGAAAGGTAAGTGAAGATGGTTCTCAAGCTAAATACAATAACACTGAAGTATTTGATCGCTACGATAGTGATATACTGACAGTAGCCTTTAGAGGAGTAGACCCATTCTCTCAAAATGAAGAAAGATGGCTATTTTCAGCATATATGACTGGATTCAGAGATAACTTTGATGCTACTTGGAATGATATAAATTACATTGGGAGATCAGAAACATTTTATGTATATTCAAAATTCAAACGTTCTGTAAGTTTTAATCTAAGAATACCTTGTTTTAATAGAACTCAATTGTTTGAAAAACACAGAGCATTAGGACAATTAGCTTCAACTACCGCAGGTAGATATAGAGGAGAAACTAACGCTTTAGGAGGTGTATTATTAAGATTAAACGTAGGAAGTTATTTAGTAGGTGAATATGCAACATTAAATAGTTTAAACTATACTGTACCAGATGATACAACTTGGGACATTACACCTGAGGCTAGATTAGCGATGTACATTGAAGCATCATTTAGCTTTAATATTGTACACCAAAAATTACCTCAATATCTTCCAAGTAAAGATAACCCAACAGCTGGTTTCTTTGGGTATTTACAAGATAGTGTTCCAGGTGATGCTAGGTTCCTTCAAATACCAAACAGAAAGAAAGACGAACAACAAGGTATAAACAACACATTCGTTACTGATATAGTATCACCTACTACTTCAGAAAATAAAGGAACACCGTTTAATGATATTCAAAAAGTAATAAAATATGAATATCCAAAAATTCCAAAAAATAAATAGAAATGAATAGATACGATAATTCAACTATATTAAAAACAGAGGATAAAAAGCCATATTTTAAAGGCAAATTTTATCCTAATGTCCCATTATCATCTAGCGATGTGTATGTGATAACAACTGTTGGAGATAGACTTGATTCATTAGCGTATTCTTATTATCGTGATTCAACATTATGGTGGGTAATTGCAGCCGCTAACAACAATATAACCAAAGGCCTATTAAATCCAACGCCTGGTACACAATTAAGGATACCGGTTAATATAAGCGATGTAATCACGCAATACAATAACTTTAATAAAGCAAGATAGTGTTATGAGTATATTTAAGGACAGTTTTACCGATAAGGTAAGAGATCAATTAAAAGTAAGAGGAGAAGCATTTTTAGGCCGCTCCTCTACTGATATAATATACATTAATGGGCGTGCTGCTTGGGTAAGGATGACATCAGGCGTTGACATCAATAACAGCTCTGATCTAGCTAAACAAAACGTAATGCAAGGTGGTGTGTTGGATCGTTTTGGTCAAATAAACGGATATGACAAATATGATTTACGCCAAGGTGTAGGTAGTAATTTTAATACTAAAGCATACAGTGGCACTACTTTAGGCTCTAATAACTTATATGGTTTAAGACCAATGCCAGGTATTACTGGTTTAGATGTTCAATCAAAATCAGCATACGGATCAATACGTACAGCAACAGTAACATTTAATTGTTGGGATATTAAACAACTTGAATTATTTGAGTTGCTATATATGCGTCCTGGATTCCTATCTTTAATTGAATGGGGATGGTTGCCTTATTTAGACAACAACCATGGACTTAAAAACAATATTAATTTCTATGATATTTTTAATAAGGATTCTGTAAAACCATTACAAACTCGTTTAACTGAAGTATATAATAATTCGGGAGCACATGATGGTAATTATGAAGCAATATTAGGATATGTTAAAAATTATGAATGGTCTCTTAGACCAGATGGTGGGTATGATTGTAGAACAGAAATTATATCTACAGGTGAAATATTAGAATCACTTAAAGTAAATTACAGTACTAACTTCATATCTACTAGTAATTTAGAAGGTGGATTATTATTTGCTAAGGAAAAAAACCAAGATGGTATTTCATATATAAAACCTCAATATGGTAGAAATATGGCTTCGCTATATGAAAATAACATCATAGCAGGTATAGCAAGTGAATTAATATTCTCTGCTTATACATTAATGGGAACAGACCATAGTAAATATTTTCAAGATGAGGATACATACAAAGCACCTGAAAAAGGAAATGGATGGATCTATACAGACAACAAAGGAAATATTACTGGTACTAAAGGACATAACCTTAATATGTTCTTTATTGATGTAGATGGCACATCAGGAGGTGATGATAAAGAAAAAGAAGATAAGAGATTACCTGGTATTCATTTAGATAAGCAAGTTTATATTGATTTAGATTCGTTTACTAAAATATTAACTAATTGGGTAATGCCACATGAAAGAACATCAAAAACACCTATAGTATCTATATCTACTAAAGATAGAACATATTATAAAGCAGATAAAACAGCTGCAGATTTACTATGTTTATCTCATCCATTACAAATATCAGTAGACCCAACAATATGTTTAATTAAAAATACTAATTTTAAAAACATTAATAATATTAAGAATAGTATTTATACTCCTGCTGGTATTATTAACGTAATAAAAGGTGAAGAATTCATAACTAATCTTGCTAAATCTACTATAAACAGATATGCTACTAGTGGTGTATTTGATGATGTTGATAATGCTAAAATATATTTTAATAGTTACATTGCTTCAGCTGAAAGTAGAAAAATATCTAAAGTTAGATATGGACAAATATTAGCTAATGCTTTTGAAGAGTATAAATACAAAAATACACCTAACGAAGCATTAACTGGAGAAGGATCAATAACATATAGAATACTAACTACAGATAAAAAAACATTAATTGGAGCTAAATTTATAGAAGAAGGTAAAGATCCAATTACTGCTGATGACCTTAACGCATATTATTCTTCTGAAATAACAACAGTATCTAGATTTAGTTTAATTAACACATTAGAAGAAAATTTAGGCACTAGCGATACTGAAGCAATATTAGGTGCTCAATATAGAACATATTATGTACCAGCGGCTGATATAAGTTCTGCTGCTTCTAATATTGTTAAAACTAATATAACCAATTTTAATTTAAATAATTTACCTGATCTTAAAGTTGAAAATTTATCATTTTTAGATAAATTAACTAAAGATTATTTTAAACAAACATCAAATGGTATTTTTGGTAATATAGGAGCTATATACATTAATTTAAATAATATTCTTCTATTATCTTTAGATAGTGGATTAGAAGCAAATGACGTTAAAGAAAAACGTGAAATTAATCTATACGATTTTATTAAAAAACTAATGAACCAAGTACAAGGTTCAATTGGTAGCTTAAATAACTTTGAAATCCACGCTGACCCAGCTGATGGTGTAGGTAGAATTATAGATGTTAACTACATTGATGAAATGAATGTAAACACAGCATACGATAATGCATTTACATTTTTAAGTAAAGAAGCAACCGGTCCTGGAACTAAATTCGATGGTTTATTTAATAATGTTCGTTCATATAAAATAACATCTCAAATATTTAAAGAACAAAGTAGTATAGTTGCTATTAGTGCTCAAAATGGAGGTGGTATACTTGGTTTAGATAATGAAACATTAGTAGGATTTAACTACGGAATAACAAACAGAATACTACCAGATATTGGACCACCAGCATCTTCATTATCATATAATAAAAGTGAGGATCAACTTAAACTAGTGACAACACTTTCATCTGCTTTAAGAAGTTTAAATACATTTATAACAGATTTAGGTTGGATACCTGGATTTGAGTGGTTTTCTCAAAGAGAATTTAATTTAGATAATGCTGAAAAATATAAGAACTCTTTAAGGGATCTAATCATGGTTTATAAAGCATTAACCAAATCAGATGCTTCATTTAAAGCTATTATACCTACAATAGTATCATTAGAATTAGATGGCATTGGTGGTTTAGTTATAGGCCATATGTTTAGATTACCTCAGGAATTACTCCCAGCAGGATATAAAGGTGAAGAAATATCAGGTGCTAAAGTAGGAAGAAAATTAGGATATATTATAACTAAATTAGGCCATAGAGTATCTAATTCAGATTGGGTTACTCAAATTGACGCTCAAACAATCATATTAGAAGATAGTGATCAACCAGCATTTGATTTAAATACTGCTTTAACAGCAGCAGGTGAAGGAGCTCAAGTAAACATATCAACTGGAGGTGAAATCAACATTGTTTCTAAATCAGGTGTTCCATACGGAATAGTTAAAAAAGAAACAACTGACTTTAGTGTTATAGTTAAACAAGTAATTGATAATTTAGAAGGAGGATATTTCCATCCTAATATGTTAAAAGATGGAAGAGTTATGGATAATAGATATAGTACTTCTGGTGAAACTATGTTTGGTTTAGATAGAAAAAACTCATCTACTAGAATTACTAATTCAGCTGAAGGTAAAAGATTTTGGAGTATAATAGATATATCTAATGCTGTAAATAACTGGTCGTTTAATTTCATACCTAAAGACCCAATTAAAAAACAATTATTAGAAGCAGCAACAGAAGCTATAAAAGTTGATTTTAATTATCTTTTAAATAGGTATGTAAAAAATCCAAAAGTAAAACAAGTAATCCAATCCGATGGTAGATTATTATTTAACTTCGTGTATGCAACATATAATGGAGAAGGATGGTTTGAAAAATTTGCAAAAACAATAGAAAGCAAATATGCAAGTGGAATTACTAGCAGTGATGAATTAGTAAAAATATTTGTTGATGCTAGAATACAAAATAAAAATTCTTTAATAAATCAAACAGGTAAAAAAATAGGTGCTTTAGTAGGCATATACGCATAGACATGAGATTTCCTAAAAACCAAATAAAAGAAAACCAATACACCTCTGGAGGTGAATTTATAGATCCTACTACAAATAGCATCTATTCGGGATTTTACTGGGAAAATAATGGAAGATATTTTATAGGAAAAACTGTAGATTTTACTTCTATAGAAATTAAAAAACTAACTCCAGGATCATCAAAAAAACTAAATGTATTTAATAGCCTACCTTCATCAGTTTATGGTGTATTAAGTAACAATGCAATTACATTTTTAGCTAACAGCACAAGCACACCTGCTGGTATTCCTCCTAATTCTAATAAAGGAGCAATTAGATATTTTATTAAACAAACAAACTCTACTCCTATATTAATTAGAGAAGTAAACCAAGACACATTCAAACAAATTAGAAATAATCCTATATATCAGACTATAGCAATAAAACGAGAAAACATATATGTTGGATCAAATGAATTAGATACAGCTGAAGCTATATTTCCTGGAATTAAAGGATTCTTGTCAAAAGAAATATAAAGTCAAAATAAAGATTGTATATTTAAAAAAATAAAGGTTATAAAAATATGTTTTACGTCATCGAACGAGAAAGCCAATTAGAAAAGTTAGGTCCATTTGAAGATTGCTTCATTGATTTTATACCACAAAATAATAATTTTCATCCTAAATTAACATCATTAAGCTTAATATACATTAGGCCACTAAATGACCATAAAGGATATATTTTGTGTTTAAAGCATAGTGAATCATTTTCATTAGACCAACAAACAGTATTTGATTGGATTAACAACAACACACAGAAATTATTCGTGCCTCAAAAGAAAGAGGCAATGTATCATTTTCCGTACCCCAACAAGCTATATGATGTTAATTTTCTGCATGAAATAAGCGAAGATAAGCTATCAAACAACAACTGCATTAAATGGTATTATCAAAGATATCCTAGTGTATCTAACCTTAATGCGCTGATTCCTATTAGCAAACATTATGAGAATGAGGAAAATTTGTTTGATTTAGTACAATCAACTATTAATTCATACAACGCATTAGATAGCGTGTATAAGTTCAACAATGAACAAACAACACAAGTGTTTTGGGAATTAGAGCAAAATGGTATTAAGTTAGATAAAAAACACTTCATTGAATTCTACAGCAACACCAAATACCCAGAATTTAATGTCTTTAAAGGTAAAATATACACTCAATACAATCTATATACTACTACAGGACGACCATCAAATAAATTTAATAACACTAACTTTTCAGCATTAAATAAAACGAATGGTGAACGAGCAACATTCAAACCATCGAATGATTTATTTATTGAATTTGATTTTCAAGGTTACCACCCACGATTAATTAGTGAAAAAATAGGATTTACATTTCCTAAAGATAAAAACACATATGAATATTTAAGTGAATTATTAGATGTAACTGTAGATGAAGCTAAAGAATTAACATTTAAACAATTATATGGGGGTGTTTGGAAAGAATATATAGATAAACCTTTCTTTAGGGAAGTAGCAATGCTTACTGATGAGTTATGGGATACATACCAATATGGTGGATTTGTAAAAACTACAAATAAAGTATTCCGTACTGAGCCAACAATGACATCATCTAAATTGTTAAGTTATATAATTCAAAGCCGTGAAACGTCGCGTAATATTGAGTTATTAGCACCTGTATTAGAATATCTTAAAGATAAAAAAACAAAATTAGTATTGTACACATATGATGCGTTTCTAATTGACTTCGCACGTGAAGATGGCAAAGAAACACTAATCAAAATACAACAACTACTACAATACCCAGTAAACATTAAAAAAGGAAAAAATTACCACGAGTTAGAGAAAATATAGTTATGAACCAGAAAATATCGTTTATCAATACCCCCAGTATATTTATAGATAATGGAATGCCGTTATTAACCGAAAATATGGGTCAGAAATTATTTTGCACGTTTACACCACAGGCAGAACTAGACAAAACATTAGAGAACATAAATAGACGATATAGTATATTATACAATAAGATATTCGTATTGGAATCACCACAGAGTGATGAGCTAATATGCACTTATAACATAGATATGAATAACGCTACTAGCGCTCCGATGCAACATACCATTCTATTACATCGTAAAAAAGAATCAAATACGTTATATACAATTAATGCTTTAAATACATTAATTAAATCACTAAATAACGGTATGTTAGATAATAAATTCATCATAGAATGGAATAATTATCGTAATAGCATATTATTAACTAACGGGCCAGACATTCGTAAACTGGACACTGTTATTTTTAAAATAGTAAGTTTTTAAATACTATTTTCTTTAAGTTTGGCTTGTCAAAGCAAAAATCATACATTTAAGAATTAAACAAATAAAAGTTATATATTATGGATTTATCATTAATCAAACAAAAGTTAGCGGATTCACAAACAAAGGGCAAACCCCGTGAGAAGATCGACTATTCCAAAATTTTTTGGAAACCAAAACCAGGTAAACACCAAGTGCGTATTTTACCTTCAAAATTTGACAAAGCTAATCCGTTTCGTGAGATTTATCTTCACTATGGGTTCTCTAAAGGTCCAATCTTAGCATTGACTAATTGGGGCGAAAAAGATCCTATTGTAGAGTTCACTAAACAATTACGCAAATCATCTGATAAAGAAGATTGGCAATTAGCTAAAAAAATTGAACCAAAAATCCGTTATTTCGCTCCTGTAATCGTACGTGGAGAAGAAGATAAAGGTGCCCGTCTATGGGAATTTGGAAAATTAACGTATGAGCAATTATTAGGTATTGCTTCAGACGAAGACTATGGTGACTACACAGACATTTCAGAAGGTCGTGATTTCACAATTGATGCTGTTGAAGATACAGTAGCAAATAGAAAAGTAGTTAAATGTAACCTCCGCGTTAAACCTAAAACAACACCTATTTCAGAAGATGGTGCATTAGTAGAAAAATTATTAGAAGAACAACCTGATATTTTAGCTATTAACAAACGCTATGTGTTTGAAGATTTACAAGAAGTGTTAAACAAATGGCTAAACCCAGAAGAAACAGCTGAAGAATCAGAAACGCCTGTAGCATCCGCGACAGCAGAAGATGAAGAGACAACAGTAGGTAATGCACCTTGGGAAAAAGAGGAAACTAAACCAACACCAGCGTACTCATTAAAAACAGATGCGGCTAAGAAAAGCCACGCTGACGAATTTGACAGCTTATTTGACGAATAATTATGACTAAGAAACAGGAAACCTTAACGTCTGTAATATCAGGCGGCTTAAAGAAACCATTTGATATAAATGCTTTCAAAAAATCTAAATTTTTAGATCAATCATCTAAATTTAAGAAACAGCGATGGATTCCTTTTTCACCTGCAGTAAAAGATGCGCTTTCAATACCTGGTATCCCTATGGGCCAGGTAGTGTTAGCCCGAGGAGGATCGGATACAGGTAAAACTACTTTATTAATTGAAGCAGCGGTAACTGCTCAAAAAATGGGAATACTACCTGTATTTATCATTACTGAGATGAAATGGGATTTCGCCCATGCTAAAACAATGGGTTTTGAACTAATTGAAGATATAGATGAAGAAACAGGTCAAATAGATTATCAAGGTTTTTTCCTATATGTGGATAGAGCTTCATTAAATACTATTGAAGATGTATCTGGTTTCATTGCTGATATTTTAAATGAACAATCAAAAGGTAAATTACCATATGATTTATTATTTTTATGGGATTCAGTAGGTTCAATACCATGTGAAATGAGTGTTAAGCAAGGAAATAATAACCCTATGTGGAACGCTGGAGCTATGGCTACCCAATTTGGTAACTTCATTAATCAACAATTTCCATTATCACGTAAAGAAAAATATCCTTATACTAATACATTATTTGCTATTAACAAAACAGGTGTTCAACCTGCTTTAAGTCCTATGAGTCAACCAAAAATGACTAATAAGGGAGGAAATGCAATGTATTGGGATGCAGCGATTGTTATTACTTTCGGTAATATAACCAATAGTGGAACATCTAAAATTAGTGCTCAACATAAAGGTAAAAAAGTTGAATTTGCAAAACGTACTAAAATCGCTATTGATAAAATTCATGCCGATTGTGGAGTAGCAACATCATCAACTGTTATTGTTACACCTCATGGTTTTATGTTAGATGATAAAGATGCTGAAAAAGCATATAAAGCTGAACATGCACATGAGTGGTTTGGAGAAAAGGTAGATGTAGATTCATTAAAGATAATAGTAGATGACTCAGAATGGGATGAATCTAATAAAATTTCACCAATGGTAGAAATAGACAATAATGAAGAATAAGTATGCTGAAATAATATCAGGAATAAATAATACACCACGTAATGCTCAAGATTCAATTTTAATAATTGATGGTTTAAATACATTCTTGAGAAGCTTTACAATGATCAACCATATTAATCCAGATGGAGCCCACATTGGTGGGCTCACTGGGTTTTTAAAGTCATTAGGGTATGCTGTACGTACAATAGATCCTACTAAAGTAGTTATTGTGTTTGATGGTATTGGGGGTTCTAATAATAAACGAAATCTATATCCTGAATACAAAGCAAATAGAAATAAAAGTCGAATGACTAATTATAATATATTTAGCGATAAGGAAGAAGAATCAGAATCCATCAATAATCAAATGGGTAGATTAATTCAATATCTACAATGCTTACCAGTCTCAATAATTTGCATAGATGGAATTGAAGCAGATGATGTTATGGGATATCTAGCAATTAAATTTGAAAAATATCAAGCAACTAAACAAGTAACATTAATGTCGTCTGATAAAGACTTCTTGCAGTTACTTAGCCCTAAAACCCAAGTATATTCACCTACAAAGAAAAAAATATATCAACCTAAAGATATATTAGAGGAATTTGGAGTTAGTCATCATAATTTTATTAATTATAAAATATTAATGGGAGATGCTTCAGATAATCTACCTGGTGTATTAGGATTAGGGCCTAAAAAGCTAATTAAATTATTTCCTAATTTATTAGAAGATAGAAAATTAGAATTAAGCGAAATACTATCTTATTCTGCTGGAAAGGTAAATGAACATGATCTATATGCTTCGATTATAGAGAGAAGCCATCAATTAGATATAAACAGACAACTGATGGATTTACAAACTATACCACTATCAGAAGGAAATCAAGATGAGATTAAAACAAGTTTTAATAATTCTTATAGTTTAAATAAGCATATGTTTATGCAGATGTATTTAGCTGATAAATTAGGCGAATCAATTCCAAACACAACAAATTGGATTAATCAAATTTTTGGAGGGCTAGACAGCTTTTAGTATCTTTAAAACAAATAGGTTATATGACAACATTAAATAAGCTCCAGAGTTACGGGACAGTATTTCAGATCAAGGTATTAGGAGCGTTACTAACTCAACGTGAATTTTTATTAAATATTGCTGACTCATTAGACAGTGAATATTTTGAAAGTCCATCCCATAAGTGGATAGTTGATTATATATCTAAATACTTTCAGACTTACCACACATATCCAACAGCTGAAACACTATCCATTGAAATTAAAAAAATGGATAATGAGATATTACGTATTTCATTAGTAGAGGCAGTACGTGAAGCTTATAAATCAGCTGATTCAAGTGATTTAGAATGGGTAGAAACAGAATTTGCTAGTTTCTGCCAAAACCAACAAATGAAAAAAGCAATTATGACATCAGTTGATTTGCTTAATTTAGGTGATTACGATGGTATTAGACAACTAATTAACCATGCATTAAAAGCGGCTGAAGATAAAAATATAGGCCACATATATGAGGCTGATGTTGAATCACGTTATCGTAAGGATGATCGTAATGCAGTACCATTTCCTTGGAAAGTATTTAACGATTTAACACAAGGCGGATATGGTAAAGGTGATCTAGTATTAGTATTCGGTAATCCTGGCGGAGGTAAATCATGGGGCGTTATCGCTATGGGCGCTTATGCGGCAGCATTAGGATATAATGTATTGCATTATACATTAGAATTATCTGAAGGTTACGTAGGTAAAAGATACGATGCTGTACTATCAGGAATACCGGTAGATCAACTAGATAAGCACCGTAAAGACGTCGAACAAGCCGTTAATCAACTCAAAGGAAAGATAGTCATTAAAGAGTACGCTCCTAAAAGAGCGTCGTTGGATACAATTGAATCTCACATTCAACAATTAGAACATCAAAACCAATTTAAACCGGATTTAATCATTATTGACTACTTAGATTTGCTACGTACTAAAAGTAGAAAAGAACGTAAAGAAGAAATCGACGATGTGTATACTGATGTTAAAGGATTAGCAAAACAATTAGGTGTCCCAGTTGTTTCACCTTCACAAGCAAATAGAACAGGAGCTGATAAAGGTATATTACAAGCTGAAAACGCAGCTGGATCATATGATAAAATTATGATTGGGGATATTATTATATCTTTAGCTCGTGGTAGAAAAGATAAAGTAAACGGAACTGGTAATTGGCATTTTATTAAGAATCGTTATGGTGCTGATGGATTAACATTCGGCTCTAAAATAGATACATCAAATGGGTATATTGATATATACGACACACCATTAGATGATGAATATACATCTGAAACAAAAGGCGCAAATAAACCAGTAAACCAATATTCAAATGTTGGTGAAGAAGATAAGTACCTTCTCCGAAGTAAATTCCTATCTTACCAGCAAGAATAATATTTATTAACACGCAAAAAAAATCATATGTTAGTTATAAAAAGATATACAGCTTCATGGTGTGGACCATGTCAAATGCTATCGCCAATAATGGCAGAATTACAAAACGAAAACAGTAATGTTAGATTCACTACTGTAGACGTAGATCAAAATGCAGAAGAAGCTAAAATATCAAATGTGCGTGGAGTACCAACGGTTATGTTCTTAAAAGATGGACAAGAAGTACACCGTTTTTCAGGTGTACAACCAAAATCGGTTATCGCCAATTTGATCAAACAATATTCCTAAAAATTAAAAACTATTATTAAAATGAACGTAGAACAAAGCATTTTGTCGGATATTACTACCTACCTTAAGTACGCGAAGTATAATCCAGAAAAACAAAGAAGAGAAGTATGGGGTGAATTAGTTGACAGAAACAAGTCAATGCATTTAAAGAAATTCCCTCAATTAAGTGAAGAAATAGAATGGGCTTATAAATTTGTTTATGACAAAAAAGTATTACCTTCTATGCGTTCAATGCAATTCGCTGGAAAGCCAATTGAAATTAACAACACAAGAGTATTTAACTGCTCTTATTTACCAATCGATGATTTAGCATCATTTTCTGAAATTATGTTTCTATTACTTTCAGGATGTGGAGTAGGCTATTCAGTACAACAACATCACATTGAAAAATTACCTGAAGTTAGAAAACCATTAAAATCTAAAAGATATTTAGTTGGTGATTCGATTGAAGGATGGGCTGATGCAGTTAAAGTATTGATGAAGGCTTACCTAAGAGGAGGACCAGCACCATTATTTGACTTTAGAGATATTCGTCCTAAAGGCGCATCGTTAATTACTGTAGGTGGTAAAGCACCAGGCCCAGAGCCATTAAAAATTGCTTTAATTCACGTACAATCAATATTAGACAGAAAAATAGATGGAGAAAAATTAACATCTGTAGAATGTCACGATATTATTTGCCATTTAGCAGATGCTGTATTATCAGGCGGTATTAGAAGAGCAGCATTAATTGCTTTATTTAATCTAGATGATGAAGATATGTTAACTTGTAAGTTTGGTAACTGGTGGGAAGAAAATCCACAACGCGGTAGAGCAAACAATACAGCAGTATTAATTAATTCTAAAATTGAAAAAGATGTATTTTTAGGATTATGGAAGAAAATTGAATTAAGTAACAGCGGTGAACCAGGATTTATTTTTTCAAACGATAAAGATGCAGGTACTAATCCATGTGCTGAGATTAACTTAAAACCAAATCAATTCTGTAATTTATGTGAAGTAAATGCTTCAACAATTGAATCACAAGAAGATTTAAATGAAAGAGTTAAAGCAGCAGCGTTCATCGGAACATTACAAGCATCATATACTGATTTCCATTATTTAAGAGATGTTTGGAAGAAAACAACTGAAAAAGAAGCATTGTTAGGTATTGGAATGACAGGTATCGCTTCAGGAACTGTATTTAAATATAGTTTAAAAGAAGCAGCTAAAATAGCTGTTGAAGAAAATACTAGAGTAGCAGATATGATTAAAATCAATAAAGCAGCTCGTATCACTACAGTTAAACCATCAGGTACTACATCGTTAGTATTAGGAACATCAAGTGGTATTCACGCATGGCACGATGATTTCTATTTAAGAAGAATTCGCTTAGGTAAAAACGAAGCATTATACGCTTACTTAGCAATTAACCACCCAGAATTATTAGAAGATGATTTCTTCAAACCACATATTCAAGCGATTGTAACTATTCCTCAACGTGCACCAGAAGGCGCTATTACTAGAACTAAAGAAACAGCATTCGAATTATTAGAGCGTATTAAGAAATTTAATAAAGAATGGATTAAACCAGGACATAAGAAAGGCTCTAATATGCATAACGTTTCAGCTACAGTAAACATTAAACAAGACGAATGGGGACCAGTAGGAGAGTGGTTATGGGAAAATAAACAGTATTTCACTGCATTATCATTCTTACCTGAAGATTTAGGTACATATACTCAAGCACCATTCGAATCGATTGATGAGGCTACATTTAATGATAGAGTTCAATATTTACATTCATTAGATTTATCTAAAGTAGTAGAAATGGAAGATATGACAGCATTAATGGATCAAGCAGCCTGTGCTGGTGGAGCATGCGAGATAGTTTAATAGAACATATACATTATCATAAAGAAGGAGATAGGGTGGTTTTTACCACCCTTTTTCATATTCAACGTGGTCAATGCTGTGGATCAGGCTGTAAAAACTGCCCTTATCTTCCAAAACATTTAAAAGGAAATTTGGATCTTAAACCAGAGTTTATTAAATTTAAGCATATGAATATAGAAGAATTAAATAAAATGAAAAAGGAGGCTGAAGAGCTAAGTAATATGAAAGACCAAATGTCTGCAGTTGAACTACAAGCTAAAGCCTTAGAACTCACTAGTAAATTAGAAGAAATATTAGGTTCTATAATTAAGGTTTCTAAAGAAGAAGATAATGAGTAAAAAACGTTTATACGTTAATTCTGAAAATGCTTGGATGTATATTCAAGCACCAAAAAATATGGGACACACTGCTACTCATTATACTAGAGTACCAAGCATTGATTCTAAATACCCAAGTGAAGATGGATGGGAAGATGTAATTTATCTTCATGAACCAATACTAGACCCTTCAGGCGCTATTCGCAAACCAGAATGGATATATGTTTTAGTTAATGTATCTATGCATGGTATGGTTAAAGTAGGTATGACTACTAATACAGTAGAAGAACGTGCTAAAGAAATTAATGCTGCTACAGGCGTCCCTACACCTTGGATTCCAGTATTTAAATTTAAATGTTATGGTTCTCGTTATTTAGAGAAAGAAGTTCATGATTACTTACAACAATATAGAGTAGCAAACAATAGAGAAATGTTCAGTACAGATGCTATGACTGCTCAAAAAATAATAGAGAAATTAGGTACTAATTACGCTAACGCACTGTATGTAGCTACTGAATTAAAACAAGATTTGGAAAATCAAAATTAATATATTATATTTAAAACAACATGGCAAGATACATCTCAACAAAAACATTTGACAACTATTCAGTTGCAATTAGACAATGGAAAGCACAGCACTCACACTGTCAATTATTACATGGTTATGGAATCTACTTTAAAGTATGGTTCGCATCTAACCAACCAGATTTAGACAAACAATTAGATGAAATGAATTGGATTGTTGATTTTGGAGGATTTAAAACTAAACCAGTAGGAAACGGATTAAAAGATTGGATGGACTATATGTGGGATCATACAGTATTAATTGAAAAAGATGATCCGTATGCTGATATATTTGTACAAATGGAACAAATGGGATTAGCTAAAGTTCATTTAATGGATAAAATGGGCTGTGAATCATTAGCCAAATTAGTTTCAGATAAATTTAATGATGTATTATCTAAAACAGATGGTGGTCGTTGTAAAGTAATTAAAGTAGAGTGTTTTGAACACGGTAAGAATTCATCAATTTTTGAAGCAGAATAATATGAAAATTAGTCATGAAGTTCCATTATCATTATTAAAATCAAGTAGATTATTTAATGATTACGATTATTGTTTACCTCACTTACTAGATAAACATAAAGAATACAAAGAGTATTTTTTAGAAGGACAAACATTGCCTCAAAAGCGTTTTGTTATCATGGATAATGGTTTATTTGAAGGTGTAACTCACACTGAAAAAGATTTAGTTGAAAAAATTAATTTAATTAAACCAGATATCTTTATTGTTCCTGATGAATGGAATGACACAGCACTTACTTACAGAAATGCTAAGTATTGGATGAATGTGATTAAAGAACAACTACCTAAAGAAACTGAATTAATGGTAGTAATGCAAGGACATACATTAGGAGATTTTATGAATCTATATAATCAGTGTATTGCTTTAGGATATACACACTTTGCATTTAACCACTCATCTATATACTATCAACATGATGGTTATCATCCGAATCCATTAGTAAATCAGATGATGAATAGAATTTATGTAATTTCAAGATTATATAAAGAAAAAATCATTAAAGATAGCCACTACGTTCATTTACTAGGAGCATCATTACCACAAGAATTTATGTACTATAGAGAACCAGAATTTGCGTTTATTAAATCTGTAGATACATCATCTCCAATTATAAATGGTATTTTAGAGATACCATATGAAGATTATGGTTTATTAACTAAACCTAAAAACAAAATTGAAGAGTTTATGGAAGGTGATTGGTCAAAGCAAATTGGACATTTAACTCACAACATTCACAAATTTAAAAAATTTATAAAATGAGAAAATTAATTGACTGGTTTAAAAGAAAACAAGATACTATATTTTTATATTTTGGTATTTTATTAGTATGGGCCTTACTAAATGCGTTTATAGAGCAATATAAACAAGATCGCAAATATAAAGAAATGGAATTCAAACGTGATAGTATGGATTACGAATTAAAGAAACAAGATTACGAATTATTTAAACAACAATAACATGGCACAAACATTTACAACAGGAACAACATCATTAGGATGTCCAGGTATAAGAACAACACCACCTAGTACCATATTTGATATATCAGGCTTAGGAATCACAGGAACAACATCATCAGGTACATATATTAGTAGTTATACTCCTAGTTTTACAGTACCAAATTTAACAACAACAAATTTAACAATTTCATCAATTAACCAAAACGCAATTATGCAAAACAAAGTAGCAGTGTTCAAAGTAACACGTAATGACGAAAACGAAATTACATCAGCTGAATTCATTAAAGAAATGTGGGTTCAAACTAAAAACGGCCAATCAGTAGAGTTCGAAGTAGCTAGAGATAAAGATTTAGCTAAGTATAAAGCTGAAGATTTATCTATTAGAACAGTTTATTCAATAACATTCTAATGAAGAAAGTTATATTCTGTTTACCTGGAAGGGAGTTTAGTGGTAGATTTCTATCGTGTTGGACTGAGTTGGTATATGCTTGTATGTCACAAGGTATTCAACCTATAATGTCTCAACAATATTCACCCTTACTATATTACGTTCGTAATATGTGCTTAGGAGGAGATAATCTGGCTGGTATTAAACAAGTACCTTTCCAAGATAAAATAGATTATGACTATATAATGTGGATTGACTCAGACATTGTATTCACACCCGATCAATTCTTTAAGTTAATTGATAACGATAAAGATATCTCATCAGGTTTGTATATGATGGCTGACAATACTCATTATGCTACAGTTGAAAATTGGGATGATAAGTTCTTCCAGAAGAATGGACATATGCAGTTTGTAAACAGAGAGATTTTATCTAAGAAGAAAGATCTATTTAAAGCTGATTATACAGGATTTGGATGGATACTAATGAAGAAAGGTGTATTTGAATCCTTAGAGTATCCATGGTTTCAACCAATGTGGACTGAATATGAAGTAGATGGAAAGACTATTAGAGACTTCTCAATGGAGGATGTAGCATTCTGTAGGATGATTAAAGAGAAGGGTTATGATGTTTGGATTGATCCTACAATAGTGGTAGGGCACGAAAAAATGGTTATATTATAAAAAAAAAATAAATGGCAAAGTTACAAAAAATTGAAACTACTCATTACATTTATGAGTACGAGCTAAGCGAAGACGAATTAGCATTATATATTAGTGATCCTGATACATTTTGGGAAGATTTTAGTGATGAATGGAATGATCCATATATGGATGTAGATTCAACTCAACCAGAAATTAACTTTTTAGAAGAATAAATAAATATGAAAAAACAAGCAGTATTATCACTAAGTGGAGGAATGGATAGCTCCAGCTTACTGCTTCATCTACTCGCCAATGGCTATGAAGTAACAGCATTATCCTTTGACTATGGTCAAAAACACAATGTAGAATTAGAACGAGCTAAGGAATTAGTTAATTACATTAACTCAGATTGTACAGTATCAAGTTTTGTAAGACATCAAGTAATTAAATTAGATGGTTTAGCTCAATTATTAAATTCATCATTAGTAACTGGCGGTTCAGAAGTACCTGAAGGTCACTATGCTGAAGAAAATATGAAAGCAACTGTAGTTCCAAATCGCAATAAAATATTTAGTTCAATTATTCAAGCAGTTGCATTGTCAATTGCAGAACAAAAGAATACTGAGTGTGTAATTGCTATGGGTATACACGCAGGTGACCATCAGATCTATCCAGATTGTAGACAAGAGTTTCGTGATATTGATTATGAAGCGTTTAAAGCAGGTAATTGGGGTGCTGAAAAAGTAACTTATTATACTCCGTACTTAACC